GATAAAACGCGAGCGCCGGACCAACGCCCGGATTGAACAGCTCGACAACCAGATCCTCGAAGTCCTGCGGGAAGACCATCCCCAGAGTGTCCGCCACGTCTTCTACCGAATGACCAACCCGCGCCTCGCGGAGCCGGTGGAGAAGACCGATCGCGGTTATCGCCACGTTCAGGACAGGATGGTGAAGCTACGCCGCGCCGGGCGCCTGCCCTTCGGCTGGATCACCGACGCAACACGTCGCGGCTACCATACGCCGACCTACCGGGACGAAGCCGCCTTCCTTCGCAGCATGAAGGAACACTACCGAGCCGACCTATGGCTTCAGGCCGACTACTACTGCGAGGTGTGGACCGAAAGTCGCTCGATCGCCGGTGTGATCGAGGACGACTGCCGCGAGTTGGCGGTGAGTCTGTATCCGGCGGGCGGCTTTTCCAGCATCACCCTCGCCTACCAGTCGGCCGAGACCATCAACTACTACAGCGCCGGCAAGCCGACCGTCATCTACTACATCGGCGACTACGATCCGGCCGGCGTCCTGATCGACGTGGCCTTGGAGCGCGAGCTGCGCGATCACCTAGAGCCTGGCATTGTGCTTCACTTCATCCGCATCGGCATCACCGAAGACCAAATTGCTACCTTCGATCTGCCGACGAAGCCGAGGAAGATCACCGACCGGCGCGCGATGCACATCACGGAAACCGTTGAAGCCGAGGCCATGCCCGCCGGCATAATGCGCGCCCTGCTGCGGCAGTATGTGGAGAGCCTTCTGCCCGAGCAGGCGCTGTCCGTCGCCAAGGTGGCCGAGGACTCGGCCAAGGACTACTTCGACCGGCTGGCGGGCATCTTGGAGGGCGGCGAGTGATCGACTTTCACCGCGTCAACGCCGCCGCCCTGGGCGCCCTGCCGTCGCTACTGGCCCGATGGCTGCCGGACGGCCGCCGCATGGGGCATGAATGGGTGGCCCGCAATCCGACCCGCGCCGACCGGAAGCCCGGATCGTTCCGGGTGAACCTTCGCACCGGGCGCTGGGCGGACTTCGCCACCGGAGACGCCGGCGGCGATCCAGTCAGCCTTGCCGCCTACCTCTCGGGAACCGGCCAAGCCGAAGCCGCCCGTGCCCTCGCCGACATGCTGGGAGTGACCCATTGAACGCCAAGACCATGTTCACCCCGCTGTCGGATGACGAGATCGCCGCCGCCGAGGCCGCGCCGAAGACCGACGCGAAACAGCCGATCGTGCCGGTGCCCGACGACGCGCCCGAAATGCTGTTCAGGCACCCGAAGCTGGGCGCGCCGACGAAGGCATGGCCCTACCACGATGCCGAGGGCCGCCTGATCGGCTACGTCGCCCGCTTCGACTACCAGGACGACAAGGACGCGGCCGCGAAGGACTATCTGCCCATCACCTATTGCCGGATCGGAAAGGATCGCTTCGCCTGGCGGGCCAAGGGCATCCCCGATCCTCGGCCGCTCTACAACCTGCCGGGCATCCTGTCGCGCCCGGACGCCACGGTTATCGTTGCCGAGGGCGAGAAGGCGGCCGACGCCGCCGCGATCCTGTTCCCGGAGATGGTGGCGACCACGCCGCCGCATGGGGCGAAGTCGCCGCACAAGGCGGACTGGACCACGCTTTCCGGGCGGAAGCTGGTGATCGCCACCGACAACGACGACGCCGGGCAGGCGTTCGGCGACAGGGTATGCGAGCTGGCCCGCGCGGCCGGCGCCGCGTCGGTGCTGCACCTGCACCCTGATCGCCTCGGCGCGTGGGTGTGGGCTGGCGGCACCAGGGAGCTTCGCGACGGCCCGGTGCCGAAGGGCTGGGATATCGCCGACGCTCTGGCGGACGGCTGGACTTCCGAGGCCGTCGCCGAGCTGCACAGCGACCCGGCTTTCCTGCCACCCTACATGGACCCGGAGGACCGGGAGACGCTGCGTCGGCGCGAAGCGGGCGAACCGGAAGAGTTGGCCCGCTGGCCGTTCCGCGTCGTCAGGAACGGCGTGGAAAAGCGGATCGAGCGCACCGACAAGGACACGGGCATCATCACCACCGAATGGAAGTGGTTCTGTTCCCTGATCGAGGTGCTGGCCGAAACCCGCAGCACGGCCGGGGAGGAATGGGGCCGGCTGCTGCAAGTCACCGACCGCGACAATCGGTCGAAGGAATGGGCAATGCCCATGTCCATGCTCGCCGGTGACGGGATCGCCTATCGTGAACGGCTGCTGTCGCTGGGGCTGATCATCGCCAACGGCCGCTTCGCGAAGGAAGCCCTGCACGAATACATCTCGACCGCCCGACCGGGAAACAAGGCGCGCTGCGTCACTCGTCTCGGCTGGGGCGGCTCGGGCTTCGCCTTTCCCCGCAGCACCCATGAGGACGATCCCAATGCGTGAACGCATCATCTTTCAGGCTGACTTCGACTTTGACGATCCCTACCAGGAGGAAGGGGACATGAAGACGTGGCAGGCCGAGTTGGCCCGCTACGCTGTCGGAAACTCGCGCCTCGCCTTCGCCATGAGCGCGGGTTTCGCAGGGCCGCTTCTGCATCCCACCGAATCCGAGTCCGGCGGCTTCCACTTCCGGGGCGGTAGCTCGATCGGCAAGACCACGGTGTTGCAGGTGGCCGCCTCGATCTGGGGCAACCGCGAGTTCATCCGCACGTGGCGCGCGACCTCGAACGGTATGGAGGGAATCGCCGCCCTGCACAACGACACGCTGCTGCTGCTGGACGAGATGGGCCAGGTTGACGGCCGAGAGGTGGGGCAGATTGCCTACATGATCGCCAACGGCATCGGCAAGACCCGCGCCAGCCGCACCGGACAGGCCCGCAAAGCGGCGCGGTGGCGGACCATATTCCTGTCCACCGGTGAAGTCGGATTGGCCGACAAGATCGCCGAGGATGGCCGGGGCCGCCGCGCCGCTGCCGGACAGGAAGTCCGCATCGTGGATATTCCGGCCGACGCCGGCGTGGGGCTGGGCATCTTCGAAGAGTTGCACGGCTTCCCCTCGGCCGATGCGTTCGCCCGGCACCTGAAAGTCGCCTCGGGCCGCTACTACGGGCGCGCCTGCCATGAATTCGTGCAGCGCCTCGTCAACAACTATGACTGCATCGCGCCGACCGTGGAGGGCTACAGCAAGGAGTTCCTGGCCGAGGCGATGCCGCAGAACGCCGATGGGCAGGTGAGCCGGGTTTGCGCCCGTTTCGCGCTGGCGGCTGCGGCTGGCGAGATGGCGACAGCCTTCGGCGTCCTGCCCTGGCCGGCGGGTGAGGCGTCGAAGGCGGCGGCCCGGTGCTTCCGCGATTGGCTGGAAGCGCGCGGCGGCGTGGAACCGGCTGAAGAGCGCGAGGCGATATCGGCCGTCCGGCGCTTCATCGAACTGCACGGCACGTCGCGCTTCGAGCCGATGGGCGCCCTGATCCCTACCACCGGCACCGGCGATCCGATCGACGTGAGGATCCCGAACCGCGCCGGTTTCCGGCGGATGGCCGAGGGTGAAGGCGGGATCGAGTATCTGGTGTTGCCCGAGGTGTGGCGCAGCGAGGTTTGTGCCGGGATGGACCCCGTTCGGGTGGCAAAGACGCTCGCCGCCAGGGGATATCTCGACACGGGCGAAGACGGGAAGCTCGGGAAGAAGAGTCGGCTGCCCGGCTTCACCAGCCCCGTCCGCTGTTACACCATCTCGCCGGGCATTCTCGGCGACGGCGATCATGCCTGACCTGACCCGCTTCCGATCCTTGGCCTTGGGGGCTGGTGTTGTTCCACCTGTTCCACCGTTCCCCGGCGTGGGTGGAACACGGGACCGCCTTAATATTTCGCTTAAAAAGCAGATACTTGGGGAATCTGTTCCACCTGTTCCACCTGTTCCACCCGAAAACAGCATGGAAGCGCAGGAGTTCGACCTTCTCGACCTCTACGAAGAGCGGGCCGCTATCATGGAATATGACGGTGGCCTGCCGCGACACGAAGCCGAGGCGCGGGCTTGGGTGATTGTCTTCGGTGATCGGCCGAAGCCGTCAAGCCTGTGACAACGCACGGATTTTCACGCCTTTTCAAGCACTTCTAGTATTGCGTTCGCGGCCGTTTCCGCTTTACGCTGGGAAACTTCGCCCCGATCGTGACCCTGCAACCGACGCGCGGGTGAGATGTTCGAAGGCTTCAGGAAACTCATCGGACTGGAAACGAAAGCAACTCTGGCGGCCCCCTCGCCGGAGCTGATTGCTTTGTTCGGTGCTGGCCCATCCGCCTCGGGTGTGGCCGTGACGCCCGAAACTGCGATGCGCTGTCCGACCGTCTACGCGTCGGTGAAGGTGATCGCAGAGAGCGTGGCGCAACTTCCCCTTCATCTCTATCGCCGCACCGGCGAAGGCGGGAAGGAACGGGCCACCGACCATCCCCTCGCCGAGCTGCTGAACGGCCAGGCGAACGACTGGACTTCGGCCTTCGAGTTCCGGCTGTTCATGCAGTCCGCCCTCTGCCTGCATGGCAACGCCTATGCCTTCATCAACCGCACCGCCGGCAAGATCACCGAACTGATCCCCATTCCCTCGCCCTGCGTCACGGTGGAGATCGACAAGATCACGATGGAGCCGAGCTACAAGGTTTCCTCGGAGGGCAGCCCGCCGCGCCACTATGACCGGACCGAAATCTTCCATCTGAAGACGCTGGGCGCCGAGCCGCATATCGGCGCCTCGCCCATCACGCAGATGAAGGAGGCGATCGGCCTCGCCCTCGTCATGGAAGAACATGGTGCTCGCATCTTCAGCGCCGGCGCGCGTCCGGGTGGCGTGTTCAAGTATGGCAAGACCCTTGGCCCTGAAGCGCTGAAGAGACTGCGCGAGAGCTTTAACGCTGCCCATGCCGGCGGCGAAAATGCCGGGAAAACCCTGATCCTCGAAGACGGCATGGACTTCGAGGCGCTTCAGTTCAACAGCGTCGATCTTCAGTTCCTTGAGCTGCGGCGCCACCAGGTGGCCGAGATCGCGCGTGGCTTCCGTATCCCCTTGCACCTGCTGCAAGAGCTGGAACGGGCCACCCACAACAACGCCGAAAGCATGGGGCAACAGTTCCTCGCCCTGACCCTGCTGCCTTGGTTGAAGATGTGGGAAGGCGGCATCCGCCGGGCGCTTTTGACGCCGGACGAGCGCCCGGACTACTACGCCGAGTTCTTGACAGATGACCTCGCCCGCGCCGACCTGGCAGCCCGGTTCGATGCCTACGCGAAGGCCGTCACCAACGGGCTGCTTTCGCCGAACGAAGTCCGCGCCGCCGAGAACCGCGCGCCCTATCCCGGCGGCGATCAATTCCGCCTGCCACTGAACACCGAAGATGCCAGCGCGGGGGGCACCGATGGATCACATTGATATCGAGGTGAAGTTCGCGACCGATGGCGCCGGCCTCATCACCGGCTATGCCAGCGTCTTCGAGGGCGAACCGGATTCCTATGGCGATATTGTTGCCAAGGGAGCGTTTACGAAGAGCTTGGCGGAGCACAAGAGCGCCGCCAGCTCGCCCCTTCTGTTGTGGCAACACGACCCCTCGGAGCCGATCGGCGTTTGGCTGGAACTGCGCGAGGACGCCACCGGCCTTCTCGTGACCGGCCACCTGATCCTCGATACCCGGCGCGGGCAGGAAGCCTATTCGCTGCTGAAGGCCGGCGCCCTGAATGGCCTGTCGATTGGATACCGGCCCCGCAGTTCCGAGCGGCGGGCCGGCGGCGGGCGCATCCTGCGCGACCTCGAACTCATCGAAATCTCGCTTGTCTCGATCCCGGCCGCTTCGCGGGCGCGTGTGACCAGCGTGAAGACGGCGGAAGCCGCGCAACCTGCCGCGATGGGCGCGGCTATAGAAAGGAGCCATATCATGGCCGTTGAGAAGAAGGCGCCCGCGCCTGATGCGGGAACCGAGGGGGATGACGTGGAAACCCGCGTTGCCGCCCTCGAAGAGACGGTGGCGGGCATGGACACCCGCCTGAAGTCGGTGGAAGAGAGTGTCGGAAACGTCGCCAAGTCGGCCGAGCGGATCGAGCAAAAGCTGAACCGCCCCGGCGCGACGGTGGAGACGAAGGCCGCGCCCGAGAAGATCGAGGCAAAGGCGTTCACCGGCTTCCTGCGGCAGGGCCGCGAGGCATTGCCGGCCGACGAAGTGAAATCCCTTCGCGTGGCCGACGACACCGCCGGCGGCTACCTGGCGCCCGACGACTTTGTGGCGCAGGTGATCAAGGGGATCGTGGAAGTCTCGCCGGTGCGGCAGGCCGCGAAGGTGGGTTCCACCTCGTCCGGCGCCGTGATCCTGCCGAAGCGGACCGGCCGTCCAACCGCCTCGTGGGTGGGCGAAACCGAAGATCGCCCCGAAACCGGCTCGACCTACGGGCAGGTGGAAATCCCGGTTCACGAGATGGCCTGCTACGTGGACGTGTCGCTGCGCCTTCTCGAAGACGCGGCGGTCAACATCCAGTCGGAAGTGTCGTCGGACCTGGCCGAAGAGTTCGGCCGCCTCGAAGGCGCCGCCCTCGTGAACGGCAACGGCGTGAAGAAGCCCGTGGGCTTCATGACCGACGCCGGTGTGGCCTACACCCCGACCGGCAACGCCTCGACCCTCGGCACCGCGCCGGCGGACACGCTCATCACCATGATGTATGCCATGCCGGCCTTCTACCGGAACTCGGGCGCGTGGATGATGAACGGCAACACCCTTGCCGCGATCCGCAAGCTGAAGGACGGCCAGGGCAACTTCCTCTGGCAGCCGTCCTACCAGGCGGGCCAGCCGGAAACCATCCTCGGCCGACCGGTGATCGAGGCGCCCGACATGGACGATGTGGGCAGCGCCGCCGAGCCGATCGCGTTCGGCGACTTCGCCCGCGCCTATCGCATTTACGACCGGGTTGCCCTGTCGGTGATGCGCGACCCCTACAGCCAGGCCACGAATGGCCTCGTCAGGTTCCACGCCCGCCGCCGGATGGGCGGTGGCGTCGTCCTGGCCGAGGCGATCCGCAAGCTTCGCTGCGCCACCTCGTAAGGAGAAAGAGACTATGCGCGACCTCGCGAACAACATCGGAGCCGTGCAGGCCGTCGCGCCTGCCGTGCTTTCCGCCACCAACACCAGCGCCGCTATCGACCTTCTGGGCTTCGATAGCGGCGCCGTGGTGATCAACACCGGGGCGATCGTCTCGGCCGGCGACTTCACCGCCAAGCTTCAGGAGTCGGACACCACGACCAGCGGCGACTTCGCCGATGTGGACGCCGAAGATCTGGTGGGCGAGTTCCCGGCCAGCCTGTCGGCCGATTCAGTGGTGAAGATCGGCTACATCGGGACGAAGCGCTACCTGCGCACCGTCATCACCAAGAACGGCGGCACGTCGATCGCTGCCGGCGCCGTGGTGATCAAGGGCCACGTCCTCACCCGACCCGTGAGCTGATCCACCGCCCGGCTGGCACCTGCTGGCCGGGCCTTCCTTACCCGAGGTTCCGAGCGATGCCCCTAATCCGTGTCACAGCACCCGCCGTCGATCCCGTCACTTTGGACGAGGTGAAGGGCCACATCAGGGTTGACTTCGATGATGAAGACGCGCGGATCGCCGACTTCATCCGCGCCGCCACGGAACGCCTCGACGGCCGCGACGGCACGCTCGGGTGTTGCCTGATCACTCAGGAGTGGAAGTTCACCCTCGACCGCTTCAGCGGCGAAATCTCGATCCCGCTGCCGCCGTGTCAGTCGATCGACGCGATAGCCTACGTCGATCCCGATGGCGTCACGCAGACCCTCGGCGGCTACCAGGTGTTCGGCCTTGGCACGATGGAAGGCGCCCGCCTTCGCCCGATCTACGGCACGAGCTGGCCGGGCACCCGCGACATTCCCGAGGCCGTCTCGATCACCTTCACCGCCGGCTTCGGCGATGATCCCACCGATGTCCCCGAGCCGATCCGGGCAAACATCGCCATGCGCGTCGGCCACCTCTTCGAGCACCGCGAGAGCGTCATGATCGGCACCGGCTTCATCGCCGAGACCCCGGACGGCGCCGACGACTTCGTGCGCAACTTCAGAACGTGGAGCTTCTGACATGCGCGGCGGCGACATGGACCGGCGGATCACGATCCAGCAGGTGACGTTGGTGGATGATGGATTCGGGCATGTCGAAGAATGGGCCGACCTCGCCACTGTCTGGGCCGAGGTGAAGCAGGAGAGCGGCCGGGAGTTCTTCGCCGCCGGTGGCATTCAGTCCGACCGCAAGGTGGTGTTCCGCCTGCGGTGGATCGACGGGATCACGGTGGTTCATCGCGTCATCTACAGCGGCCGAGAGCACAATATCCACGAGGTGCGAGAACTGGGGCGCGAAGTCGGCCTAGAGCTGCACACCAGCACGACAGGATAGAGCCGATGCCGTGGTCCGCACCCAAGCACTGCCCCGCCGGGCACCCACCCTTCACCGCCAAGCGCTGCCCTGTCTGCGCCTCTACCGCCAAGGCACGTGCAGATGCGAACCGTCCCTCGGCACGTGCCCGAGGCTATGACAGCAAGTGGCAGCGCGAGAGCAAAGCCTTCCTCGCCCGACCCGAGAACCGGCTGTGCGCCTGCGGTTGCGGCAGGCTGGCCGACATGGTGGACCACCGAATCGCCCACAAGGGCGACATGCGCCTCTTCTGGGACCGATCGAACTGGCAGCCGATGGCCCGAGGCTGCAACAGCCGGAAGGCGATCAGGGAGGAAGGCGCGTTCGGCAACCCGATCGCCGAGGCCAGGGGGGCTTCGGAATTTGGCCGCGATGGGCTGGGACCGGCGCCCTCGTCTCGCGCGCAATACCCGCGAAAATGGGAGTTCTAAATATGAAGGGACGCAAGCCCCAGCTCACCGCGATCGACGGCGGGACCGTGCGCGGCAAATGTCCGTCCGCGCCTTCGTGGCTCACCGCGCAAGCGAAGGCCGAGTGGAAGCGAGCCGCGCCCGAGCTGCACGGCCGGAAGCTGCTGTCGGCGGACACGATGGCAACCCTTGAAAGCTACTGCGTGGCTGTGGGCGTTGTGCGGGAAGCCGAAGAGATCATGGGCCGCGAGGGCCGCATGGTGACAACCGAGAAGGGGCCGGCGGCACACCCGGCCTTCCGAATGCAAAGCGCCGCGATGCGCGAAGCCCGTCTGCTGGCGGCCGAGCTGGGGCTGACGCCTCACCGGCGCGGCCTGAAGGGAAAAGACGAAGGGAAATCCACCGATGGCTGGGACGCCGATCTTCTCGCCTGACCCCGACCAATATGAAGACCCGACCGGCCGCGCAGACCGCATCTGCCGTTTCGTCCAGCGCCTACAGCTGTGGGAAGGCGACTTCGCGGGGCAAGCCTTCCACCTGCACCCTTTTCAGGAAGCCGTAATCCGGCGCATCTACGGCCCCTCTGCCGATGATGGCAGCCGGATCGTGCGCATGGCCTGTATCTGGATTCCGCGCGGGAACGCCAAGACCACGCTCGCCGCAGCGCTGGGGCTGGCGCACTTCCTCGGGCCGGAGGCCGAAGCCGGCGGGCAGGTAGTCATGGCTGCCGCCGATCGCGAGAATGCCGGAATCGCCTTCAACAGCGCTCACCAGTTCGTTCTGCAGGACGATGCGCTTATCGGCCGCGTCCGCGCGGTGGAAAGCCGGAAGTCGATGGGGCACCCGAAGACGAAGAGCACCCTGAAGGCCATTTCCTCGGAGGCATACTCGAAGCACGGGCTGAACGTGTCGTTCTTCCTCGCCGACGAAATTCACGCATGGCCGACTGGCGAAGGACGGAAGCTGTTCAAGACCGTTACCGACTCGATGGTGAAGCGATCGCATCCGCTCACGGTGATCATCTCGACCGCTGGCGACGGCCAGGGCGGCTTGGCGGCTGACCTGTGGAGTTATTCACACAAATTGGCGTCAGGCGAGATCGAGGATCCCTCATTCGCCCCGATCATCTTCGCTGCGCCGCCGGAATCGGACTGGCGGGACGAAGCCGCATGGCACGCGGCAAACCCTGCGATCGCGGCCGGCTTCTGCTCGATCGAGGAACTGCGGATCAAGGCGAGACGGATCGAGCACTTCCCCGCCGAGATCGCGGACTTCAAGCGCTTCCACCTGAACCAGTGGCAGGAGGGCGCTGCCGAGCCGTGGCTATCGCTGGAAATTTACGATGCCGCTGAAGCGATGACGCCGACCGATGCGCTCACCGGGCGGCCGTGCTGGGTGGGCGTTGACCTGTCCAGCGTCGAAGACCTGACGGCGGTGGTGGCCATCTTCCCTGACGGCGAGGGCGAGCGCAGGCGGTATGACGTGCTGCCCATGTTCTTCCTGCCCGAAGCGAATATCACGATGAAGAGCGAGAAGGACCAGGCCGATTACCTGCGCTGGGCGGAACAAGGCTTCCTAACGCTGACGCCCGGCAACGTGGTGGATCATTCCACGATCGTTGATCACGTGGTGCAGCTCGGCGAGAGCTACGGCGTGCAGGAAATCGCTATCGATCGCTGGAACTCGACCGCAGTGAACACGAGCCTTCAGGAAGAGGGCTTTACCATCAACCAGTTCGGCCAGGGCTTCGCTAGCATGGCGGCGCCGGTGAAGGAGCTGAAGCGAGCGATCCTCACCAGGCACTTCCGGCATGGGGGCAGCCCACTGCTGCGCATGTGCTTCGGCAACGTGGTGGCCGACAAGGATGCAGCCGAGAACGAAAAGTTCACCAAGGAGCGCGCACGCGGCCGGATCGACGGCGCGGTGGCGGCCGCGATGGCGGTGGGCCGCATCCTCGCGAACGAAACTACCCCGTCGCCCTATGAGAACCGCGAAGGCGGTTTCCTCTTCGTCTAGGAGAAGCTGCAATGCATGAAGTCACCATCACCGGATTGACCCGGATCGCGGAGCCGAAGCCCAACAAGGGCGGCAACACGATTCTGGCGTTCTTCGACTGCCGCACCGGCCCCTTCAGCCTGCATGGCTGCGCCTTTGTCCGCACCGGCCGTCATGGCCTCACCGTCTGGCCGCCAAAGCTGGACGGCTTCGAGGGCACCCGGCGAAGTGTCACGATCAACGACGAGCACCTTCGCAAGGCGAT